GCTGGAGCTAATACTACATACAGTGTTACAGGTGCTGAAGTAAACGGAGATACAGCTTACGACGTAAGTGTTGACGGGTCAGTTCTTGAACCCACCACAGACTACACAGTAGACCCGGACACGGATACATTGACAATCGTTAACACCCTTAGTGGTGGTGAAGACATCGTAGTTATTGAACGTGGTTTCGGTGTGGCTATAACGGGTACAATCGGAGAGGATCAGTTACAAAGCAATGCTGTTACTAATAGTAAGATAGCTAATGACGCTGTTACTACTGCTAAGATAAATAACAACGCTGTTACTACTGCTAAGATAAATAGCAGTGCAGTTACTACTGCTAAACTTGCAGACCATTCAGTAACTGCTGTAAAAATTAGTAACACTGATTCTTTTTTTAATGTACAGACTACTGGAGAGGTTGGTATTGGGACTACGAATCCTGGAGGAAAATTACATATTCAAAGTGACAGTGATAGCACCGCACTTATGCTAGGACAAAACCATTTAGATTCATATATATTTAATTTTTTTGAAGACACCCTTGGTAATGGTACTTTATTATTAGGGGACAAGGATGGATATGACAATGTCTCGGTATTCCCCAAGGTAAGGATAAAAACTTTCGGTACCAGCTACTTCAACGGTGGTAATGTAGGTATTGGGACTACGGAACCATCCGCACCCTTAGAAGTTTCGTCCATAACAGGTGGTATAGTATTTCCTAGATTAACAACAATTCAAAGGGATGCAATAAGCACCCCGACAGATGGGGAGACTATCTTTAATACTACCAATAATCGGCTTGAATCTTACAACGGTAGTGATTGGGTTGTAGTAGGTAATGTTGTTAGCAAGTATGACTCTGGGTGGGTAACAAGTGACGGTACGACCACAGTAGCAAACAGTGCTACGCTTACTTTTTCACACGGTTTGAATACATCTGCCATAACCGCACAACTTTGGGTGTCTGGTGCATCTAACGGTTCTTACCCCTACCTAATGGATATTCAGGAATCCTTCCAAGATGTAAATATGGTTGGTGCAGGAATTACCGATATCACATCCACAGAGATAACCATTCAATTTTCAAATACTGGATACGTCTACATGAATAGTAGCGGTCAGAACGCCATAACAACAACAAATGGTCATAATGCATCTGCTACAGGTTTTGTTCCTTTTACTAACAAATATATACGTGTAGTAGTAATAGGATAAAGATGACTGAATCCGTCTCACACTTTCTCGACTCTGCTCTTGCCATCGTTCTTGGTGTTATCGGGTGGATGATTAAAAAACTAACAGATCGTTTGGAGAATGATGAGAGACGTTTAACAAAGATTGAAGTAGAACTGGCTGCACAACGTGAACGAGACACCGCTGTTGAGAACCGTATGACGGGACTTGAGAGTAGTGTTAAAGAGATCAGCCATAAACTAGACCGCATGATGGAGATGTTGATGAAACGCTAACATGGCTAAGATTTGTCCAAAGGGTATAGCGTGGGCTAAACGTACTTTTGATAAGTATCCAAGTGCTTACGCTAACATGGCTGCATCTAAGTATTGTAAGAGTCCCACATACGGTAAGAAACGCAAGAAGCTTGCAATAAAGAAGAAGAAGTAACATGGGTGAGTTAGCTAAGTGGAGAGCACAGAACTGGAGAAGAGTTAAATCTGACGGCAGTGATGGTGGCCCTTGTGGTACTTCTAAGAACAAAAAGAATCCTGATCGTTGTCTTCCTAAAAGCAAGATGAACTCTTTAACAAAGTCACAACGAGCTGCTACCGCCAAAAAAAAGAAAGCAGCAGGAGCAAAAGGTAAACAATTTGTTAGTAACACACCCGCAGCAAGGGTATCATTAAAGATTAAAAGAAAGAAATAGCTATGCCATACGGAACTGGAACTTATGGATCACAAGTTGGTCGTCCACCTAAGAAGCAAAAGATGAAACGTCGTAAGGGTTTGATGATTAAAAAGGATAAGTAATATGCCTTACAGTAAATACAGTCCTAAACAAAAGAAACTTGCTGCCGTTGCTGGTGACAAGAAAAAGATTACCCAAGCTGACCTCATAACGTTAAAGCGTCGTAAGGGTATGGCTATCAAAAAGAAGAAGTGAGCGTATCGTTGTCCATAGGCAGAGGTGAGAAGTCCCGTAAAGGCGGACTCACTGCAAAGGGTAGACGCAAGTACAATCGTGCTACTGGGTCTAACCTGAAAGCTCCGCAACCCGGTGGTGGTCCTCGTAAGCGTTCCTTCTGTGCTCGTATGTCAGGAGTAAAAGGACCAATGAAAGACAGTAAAGGCAGACCTACCCGTAAAGCGTTAGCGTTAAGAAGGTGGAAGTGTTAATATGAAAGATCACGTAGAAGGAGCTAAACTAGCAGACAACTATACTGAACTGTGTAAAGATGCAGTCGGGTACATGAAAGCGATGGAGGAGTACAACCCAGCTTTAATGAACACTGTGGGTAAGTGGTTGAAAGATAACAACATAACAGTTGACTCCCGGAACGGTACTCCTATGGATAGTTTAGCTAACGATTTTAAAACTTTACCTTTCAGTGAACAACAAGACGAAACACCAAGAGATACCACCGCCTCTGCGGGACTTTAGAAACTTTCTGTACTTAGTATGGAAACATCTTAACCTACCAGACCCGACAGAATTACAGTACGATATTGCTGACTATATGCAGCACGGACCTAAGCGGTCAACCATCATGGCGTTTCGTGGTGTTGGTAAGAGCTGGATTTGTAGTGCGTATGTAGTACATCAGTTGCTGCTAGACCCAACAAAGAACGTACTCGTTGTATCTGCCTCTAAGAATCGTGCTGATGACTTCTCCACGTTTACGTTAAAGATCATACACGACATACCTATCCTTAAACAACTGAAACCAACAGAGAACCAACGGTTCAGTAAGATAGCTTTTGATGTAGGACCAGCTCCTGCGTCACACGCCCCGTCCGTTAAGTCCCTTGGTATATCGTCCCAGTTAACAGGGTCTCGTGCTGATATAATCGTAGCGGACGACGTGGAAGTCCCTAACAACTCCGCTACCCAAGGTATGCGGGATAAACTAGATGAACAAGTAAAAGAGTTTGAAGCGATCCTTAAACCCCTCGATTCGTCCCGTGTGTTATTCCTTGGTACTCCTCAGTGTGAAGATAGTATCTATAACAAACTACGAGAAAGAGGCTACAACGCCCGTATATGGCCTTCGGAGTATCCGGATGAGTCAGAAGTCATATCAAACTACGGAGGCGATCTAGCACCCCTTATAGCGGATAATATAGACGAAACAACAACAAGTACCACTACAGAACCCCTACGGTTTACTGATATGGACCTAGAGGAACGTAAGATGTCCTACGGTCGTACCGGGTATGCGTTGCAGTTCATGCTGAATCCTAAGCTGTCGGATGCTGACAGATACCCACTAAAGATTAACGATCTGATTATCATGGACGTAGACGTGGATACTGCTCCTGAGAAAGTCCTGTGGTCGTCTGATCAAGACCAAGCGGATAGAACACTACCAAACGTAGGTCTCAGTGGGGATCGGTATAAACGTCCAGCTAAGACTATCGGGGATAACATACCCTATACAGGCTCTGTACTGTCCATTGACCCGTCTGGTCGTGGTAAAGATGAAACAGGGTACGCTGTCGTCAAGATGCTTAACGGTCAACTGTTTGTACCCGATGCTGGTGGTATCCGTGGTGGTTATGACGAGGTAACACTAAAACGTCTCGTCTCTATAGCCAAGGATAACAAAGTTAACAAAGTAGTCATAGAGTCTAACTTTGGTGACGGTATGTTTATGGAACTGATTAAACCGTTGTTTCGTACTACGTACCCGATAACAATAGAAGAAGTAAGACATAACAAACAAAAAGAACTACGTATTGTTGATGTTATGGAACCTGTACTCAACTCTCATCGTCTTATTGTTGATCCTAGTGTTATTAATAACGACTATAAGAGTGCTCTTAGTTACCCTATAGAACAACAAACTAGGTACATGCTAATGTATCAACTATCACGAATAACACGTGATAAAGGTTCCCTTGTACACGATGACCGTCTTGACGCTTTATCAATAGCGATTGGTTACTGGGTGCAGCAGATGGCTGCCGACGTTAACCAAAACATGATTGATAGAAAACAAGAACTGTTAGATCAAGAGTTAACAAACTTTACTGATAGCTTTTATAAACGTAAACGTTCTAAAGCGTTCCTCTGGAGTTAACATAAAACTTCTATAGCATCTATATCTATCTCTCTATAGCTGTGTTTTTGTAGTTAGTACAGATACAGGATTATTTATAATCACACCTATCCTTAAATACTGTTAAAACAAGATGACGACTATAGGATAAAAGCGTGTCAAGTCTTTGAGGAGCTTTTACAATAACAGTTTATAACGACGACGATTATAAACGTCATTCGTTGTTAGTTGTTCTAAAGAAAAGCTATCGACTTATTGATGTTATCGTTTAAAACAGACAGCTGTTGCAGCACTCTCACTAAAGCCGTGAGGGGCTAGTATAACAACATACAGCCTATACAGGTTGGGTGTCAATAGTAGAGTTGTAAGTCGTTGTTAGTAAGTGCTTTATGAACCGTGACAAAACGACGCTTGAAGATTGTAACAATATATCGTACACTTTTAGCATCATGATTACAGCAACGACAACACTACGTTAACGTCTTATGGATATGCACCATCAAGTCGATTCTTTTATGTTTGATCTGGACAATTTAATACGACGATACCAGCAGGAATACGACCTGTCAGACCAAGCATTAGTGGGGGCGTTGGAGTTCGCCAAGCTCACTGTT